TGCTGCTCGTTAGCTTTAAGCGTTGTAGTTAAGGCAGCAACCCCCGCTAGGGATGTTAGAAATTCTCTTCTTTTCATATTAAAACCTAAAGTGAAAAAATAACCCGCTGAATGGGGTAGGGTACACGGGTTGTGGCTGAACGATCACCGGAGGACCATAATATGGATTAATCACTGGGGGGTGATACACCCTGTAGAAGCCATGCATTGGATGGAATCTAGTCTCTACGGAAGGATAATTAAATGGGTGAACATACGGTCTACCGATTATTATACTTCCATGCCTATAATTATGGCTAGGTCTCACC